GTACGCAGACCCGCTTACATTCTTAACTTTGCTGTTGCCGGCTTTGTAGTACGCATATTGCGTGCCTTCGCCAGAAACCGAGTAAGAGGTAGAACCGAAAATCTCAACCTCAGACAGGAGGAAGAGCTTATCGGCGGTCGTCTTGATCGTTGTACTCTGGCTGCCGGCCGAGGAGAGCTTATTGACCTGCTTAATGGCGTTTTGCCAGGCACTCGTGAGCTGACTGAGATAGGTCGCCATGTTGCTCTTACGCATGGCGCAGTTTTCCCAACCGCCGCTATTCGTGTTAGAGCTATTCATTTGCGCCTTACCTGCCAAGCAGTCAGCCATCTGCAAGGTCATACCGGCCTTGCCGGTCGCGGTCGCGGAACCGTACGCAGTGGAGCTCGTCAACGTATCATGGTTGAAGCCCATAACCTTAAAGGCGTATGAGGTACCATTGATCGCGATATTGATCGAGTCGCCAACGCTGATTTTGTAGTGGCTCGCGCCGTCGTCGATATAGACCGTGCTTGTCGTGTTCGTGATCGCGCTGTTCCGAGAGATCGCCTCAGCATAGAGACTCATCTTCTCGGCGGTCAGGCTCGAAATACCGGTCGTGTAGTTGACGCCAGACTTGGCGCTCGTGCTCGCAGTCGGCTTATAGGACAGGGTCACGCTCGCGCTCTGGCCGCTGGTCGTGATCGAAACAGCCTGCTGGGCGGTGTCCGTGCCGTTCGTGCTCTTGACGGTCCAGGTGCCGGCGCTCGGGACGGTAAATGTGTAGCTGCCGGTCGTATTCGGCGCGGTGAGCGTGGTCGTGCCATTCGAGCAAGTACAGGTCGAGCCCGAGGGGTATGTGACCGCGATCGTTGCGGCGAAGTAGGTCAGCGTGACGGTGTACTGCTTGACCTCCGTGACGGAGACGCTCGTGGTTGCCGTCTGGCCGTTCAGCGTAGCGGTAATATTCCACACACCATAGGACGGAATCTGGAAGGTCCATTTTCCGCTTACCTCTGTTCCCACGAGAGAGGTCTCACCGTCCGTGGCGGTCACCGTGGAGCCTGTGGGGGCAGTCACGACGATTACAGGATAGAAGCCGCCGCCGCTCTGCACGACTGGGTTCAGGAGCTCATACTGCGTGCCGTTGTACTGGAAGAGATAGACGTAGCCGGCCTTGAGAAGTCCAGCCGCGACGGCCTCGCCCTTGTAGTAGATCGACTTTGCGCCAGTGCTGCTGACGTTCAATGTGGGCGCGGCCGCGGTGTTGTCGTAGGAGAACTTCACGCCTACGATCGCGCCGGTGACGAGCGCAAAGCCCGAGAGCGTCACGGTCTTCGCCTTTGTTGCGGCAGCGGTCGAGCAAGCGCCGTAGCCGCGCCCCAGCTTTGCAGCCGCCGAAAGTACGGCCTCAGCCTGCGCAAGACCGCCCGTGCCAGTGAAGACAGGGAGATTCGCAGTCGAGCCGAGTTTGCCATCGCTCGTCAGGTTGCCGTGCTTGTGAGATGCGGCCGCCGCGCCTACCTGAGCTGCAGTCACGCCATGCGGATTCTGCTTGTTCGCGGCATGCTCGTCAATAGCGCTCTGGGCGTCGTCAGCGGCGCTCTGTGCGTCGTCGGCCGCAGTCTGCGCATTATCTGCGGCGGTCTGGGCATTGCTTGCCGCGGTCCCCGCAGCGTTGGCTGTACTCTGCGCACCAGAAGCGGCAGTGCCGGCCGCGTTAGCGGTGCTCTGCGCGGTAGCCGCCGCGCTCTTTGCAGAAGCGGCGTCGCTGACGCCCTTATCGGCCTGCGTCTTTGCCTCCTGGATATTCTTCTGCAAGGCGTCAAAATCCTTGTTGGTGAAGTTGCGGGCGATCGTGGTACCGGAAGGCCAGGCTTTCGCCGTACCCTCTACGCCGCGCGTACAACCGGAAAGAGAGTCCGTCGTCTTCGCGGTGTAGAGAATCGTTTCGCCGTCTTCGTCTGTGCCGATCGTCGCGAGGTTCGGGGCGTCGGGGAAGGCGGAAATATCGGTGACGGGAATCGTGGTGTCGCCTGCGCCGATGCCATCGGCGAGAGCGACCTGCGGAGAGAAGGGAATGCCCTTATACATAGTCTCCAAAGTGTTTTACCTCCTGAGAGTTAAACTGTTGCGTCGCCCCTGGACTGCACGAAGCCCTGGACGAACATGTCAATACTGACGTAGGCGAGATCGTTCGGCCTGATCTCGATCGAGAGCCAGGAGCCACGCGGAATCAGCTTAGAGCTGGTGTCCACGAGGTATTGCGTCAGGTCGAGCTCAGTATCAGTCGAGACGATCGTTGCCTTCTTTTTGCCGTTGACATAGAGGTCGAACTGTTTCGGGCTGCCATAGAAGTAGATACCAGGTGTGATGTCGTGCTCATGCGCGGGAATCGTGATATTATGGCTGTGCCCAGGAATCGTGACATTGTGGGAATGGCTTGGAATACTGACGCTGTGCGAGTGAGAGCTGATTGTGTGCGTATGCGCAGGGTGAACGTGCGCGCCGGACCACACAAAGGTTTCATAGCCGTCAATGGTCTTGCCGTCGCTGGTCGTCGCGAGTCGTACGCCGCGAGAAAGACCGTGGTTGTGCACGGCCTGGCCGCTTGTCTGGCTCGGCAAGACGTTCGAGGACTCAAGCGCAGTCGAACCCGAGGTTTGACCGCCGCCCGAAGAGGTGGTCGAGGTAGAGCCGCCACCTGAGGTACTCGAGTAGGTCTTTTGCGAAGCGGTTGTCGAGGACACAACCTTAGACTCGGCGGCCTTCGTCGCCTTGGAGTAAGTGCGGAAGCTGCCGACTCGGACTTTCGCAACGATCTTGTTGACGATTCGCATATCCTCGGGAAGGTAGAAGTCCATGACCGCGCCGTTCTGCGAGTCGCAGTTGGCTTGAAGCGACTGCGAGTAGAGCTGCGTTGCGCCCTGGGCGTACGCCTGCTCGATTCGCTGCCGATCGGCCATATCGGCGACGCTGGACGCAATATCAGTGCTCTTATTCGCGACAATGATCTTGCTGCTCGGCACGTCGTCATATTTGTAGGTGAGCTCGGTGACGTAGGTATCGACCTGCGTACCGAGCTCAGTCTGCAAAATACGAACGCGCTTGCCGATCTGCGCGACATTGTAGTCGGATTCGTCAAGTTCGGCGAAGCTGATCTCAAATTGCTGTAAAGGGTCCTGCAATTCGTTCAGCATGACTTGCGCCGCGGAGAGAAGGCTTGCTGGGTCCTCATAACGGCGGTCAATCCAGATTCGTTCAATAAGACCGTACTTGTCGATATACTCCTGCGGACTCTGAATATACTCGAGACCATTGTTGACGCTCTTAATTGTGAGCTGGTTGACGCCTTCGCCGTAGCCCAGGGGGTAAAGCCTGGTACAAATCTGCTGCGGGTCGCTGCCAGAACCATACGAGAGCATGTTCCAGCCCGAGCGCACATAGAGCTGCGGTTTTTGCCCGAGACCGATCGACTTGAGGGAGAGACGCCACGGGTAGACGCTGGTATCAGTTACCCACATGTAGTCGGCGAGCGGCGTTGCAATCGAGAACAGGGCCGAGAGCAAGGTTTCCTGCGTCCAGCCGTATTCAAATTGCCGTGCGAAGTCACACTCATAAAGCACCCAGTTTTGCACGCGCTGCCGATTCAGCACGTAGCGAATACAGTCAGCCGTGTAGGTTCCTCGGTTGCCTACGACGTGGTACCCGAAGAGCACGTTGTCGATCAAGGTTGCGAGGACATGCTCGCATTGATAGGTCAGAAGGCCGGTCTCGGTGATCTCCGCGTCAACCGGCATAATGCGATAAAGCTCGCCGTCGTTGTAGCGGACATAGTTGAAGGGCTGGCAATACTCATTCTTCGCGTCGTTGTACGGAAGCGAAAAAGTGAGGTACCAAAGGCTGTTGATCTTGCGCTCTTCCTCTATGCCGCTCGCGTTCTCGGCGATCGCGATACGCTTGCGGCTTTTATCGAAAATCTCAAGCATATCACAAGTACCTCTCTGTATAAATCAGGTTACCGGACAAGCCATTGCCGATCGCGCTCTCAATGTCAAGGTAGAGAAGATCGCGCGAGAGCATGAGCCAGTCGCCAGACTGCTTATCGAGAACGTTCTCGCCATTCAGCAGGACTCGGAACGTGTCGCTGTCAATACGCAGCTCGCCGCCAGGCGGAATCGTGACAGTGACGGAGACCTGCTCCGTGGACTGCGTGCCCGCACCAGAGACCGAGCCGAGCACTTCATAGAGCAACGGGTCGATCAAAATATCCTTAACCACGCTTGCAAGCGAGGTAAGAGCATCGGCATAGGCCTCATGCCAGAGAATATCAGCGCTCGCGTACGAGCTCGCCCCGAGGTTATCAGCAAGCACGTTGACGATCATGGAGTTCTGCGCGCCGTCAGACATGGCCTGCAAGGTGTCCCCCAGTAAGCCCTTCACGATGATATTCGCCTGCATAAGCGCGGCGCTGTTCATTGCTGCGTACGACTCAAAGGTCGAAGCAATGCCGATCGCGCCGCGTGCAGTACCACGGAGAATGTCGTTAAAGAAGGCGGTCGTCTCGACCGGAATAGCTACGCCGGCAACAGATTCCAGGTTTTCAGCGAGAAGCAGCTCAATGTGAATTGTGTTGTCCTGACTTCCCAGCGAAAACCTGGATAAATTGAAGCGGTCAAAGCTAAACATATTAGTTCAATCCCACCTTCAACGCGCCGACGTCAATCGTCGGCATATAGCCTTTCTTGATCGTGATCGCCTCGGTAAGCTCCTGCAAGTACACAGGTTCACCGCCCGTTGCCGCGGAGTAGATTGCCGAATAGGTCCAGACGCCCCACGGAGTCGAGGGACGATTGAAGGACACGGCGAGCGAGTTCTGCACGAGCATCTGGCCGCTTGCCTGCTCGCTCGGCGCAGAGAACGTCAGCGCAACACGGGCGTAGTTATCGCCGGCAAGCTCGGAGCCGGTCTCTTCGGGAGAACCGTTCCAGAGGGAGAAATGCGGAGAAATACCGACGATAGACGTACCGCGGAAGAGATTCAGGAGCTTTGTCTTGAAGGCGTTCGACATATTGCCGGTCAGGTAGAAGAGCACGTCGCCGGCCAGGAAGACAGGCGGCTCATTCGCGCCGATAACCAGGCTTTCAGTCAGCTCGCTGCGGGCGAGCATATTGCCGCCGACAAGAGAGTCCATGATCGCAATGTGCGTCACGGTACCCGCGGGGTCAGCCGGCGCCGCGAAGGTAATGTCGGAAAGATTCTGAATACCGATACCGCCATTCGAGGCTGCGGGCTCGGAGAAGGCGATCTCCATGCGAGCATAGCCCGCGTAGCTGATTTCGGTGCCGGCCGCGCCAGAATCGCCAGGGTCATTGAGGAACAAGGCCAGGTAGACTTTTGTCGGGGCGGCGAAGGTGACGCCGCGCAGGACGTTCAGAAAACCGGTCTCAAGGTAGTCGCAAGCATACATAGCTTAGTCACTCCTTTTCGTTGCAGTGATCGTGATATTTTGGACGTTGCTCGAAGAGACGTTGCGCAGAACGATCATGCATGGCGTTTCCGCAGTGCCCTGATACGCGATCTTGTTGCGCCCGTTCTCAAGCGGTGTGGTGATCGTCGGGCCGTACGCGAACGGCTCGGCGGTAAAGTTAAGCTCGAATTCGCGCCCCGTTTCGAGGTAGTAGTCCTGGACCTCCGCGGGGTCATAGAGCTCGGCAATATAATACTTGTCAGGCTCGTTCCAAAGGCGGAGCCGAGCCTTTTTGCTGAGGGCGTAGATGATCTCGCGAAACTCAGCCTTTGTGACTTGGCGCGTCAGCGTACAGGTCATGCGCAAGGTGCGCTCTTCCCAGTTTTTCGCGCCGAAGTCATAAGAGCCAGAGCGGCCAGGAATGGTGATCTTACGAGCTCGCTTTGGAGGAAGCAAGTAGTCGTAAGCAATCACCATCAGGCCCCAGTCGTCTACGCTGTTATATCTGCCGAAGCTAAAGCTATCGCCGGTCATGTCGGTGCAAGCCCCCTTCTTCGGATTTCGCGCGCTGTTTCAGCGCCGATCTGCTTACCTACGCGGCGTGCGTCCTCTTCGGAGCCGTCGCCGTTATAGGTCACATAGACAATGATTCCGTTGTCGTTGGTAATGGTCTGCGAGTGGCTGCCGCTGCCAGAACCGGAGTTTGCTGTGAGCGCAAGCTTGCTGCTGAGCCCGCCGACTTCGGTCGCGACAGAGATATTCGCATCATCGATCAAGTCTTGAAGCTGGGCGCGCATATCGTCGGTCAGCTCAGGCATGGCCTGGTCGACGCCCTTGCCGATTCCAGGAGGAATCCAGCGGCCGACCTCTTTGGCGAATACCTTAGACGGAGAGGAGATGCCGAGCGCAGACTTGATCGTGTTGAGCGCGCTGTTCGCGACGTTCTTCGCGGCCTGAACGAGCGTGCCGACCGCGTTCGAGACGCCGTTGGCGATACCCTCGATGATATTGCGGCCGAGGTCAAGCCAGTTAGTATTTGTGATCGTATCCCATACCTGGCTGACAAGATCGCTCGCGGCCTGTCCCAGGTTGGAAAACAGGCTCTTGATACCCTCAATGATCTTCGTGAGGATTTCCGAGCCCTTCTTAAACCACTCCGTATTCGTGATCTTGTCGGTAATCTTCTTGACAAGATCGCTTGCCGTTTGAGCCAGGTTCGTAAAGATGCTCTTAATGCCGTTGATGATCTTTGTGAGGACCTCAGCGCCCTTCTGGAACCACTCTGTATTTGTGATCTTATCCCAGATAGTCGAGACGATCTTGCCCGCGGCCTCAAAGAGCGAGCCGATCAAGGAGAGAATACCCTTGACGAGCGACTCGAGAATCTTCGCGCCGAGTGCAAGCCAGTCGGTTTCAAAAATCGTGTCGACCAGAGCGCCCACGAGATCAAGCGCGGCGTCGATAAGGTCGGGCAGCGCCTCGATCAGGCCTTCGGCGATTGCGAGAGTCAGCTCGATCGCAGCGTCGACCAGGAGCGGCAGATTGTCGAGCAAGCCCTGTGTGAGGGCATTTAAGAGCGTGATCGCGCACTCGATGATTTGCGGCAGGTTGTCAAGAATCGCGGTAACGAGATCCTCAATAATGATGGGTGCGGCCTCGATGATAACCGGCACCGCCGCAATCAGGCCCTCGACGAGACCAGTCAGCAGCGCGAGCGCGGCGTCGATAAGAGCGCTGATATTCTCTGTGCTGAGAAGGCCTTCAACAAACTGCAAGACCGCCTCGACCGCGGCAGGAATCAGCGCGGGCGCCTCTTTCGCGAGACTGCCCGCGAGAGTTGTGATGATCTCAAGAGCCGCAAGTGTCAGGTCTCCGAGAATGGAGCCGAGCCCGCTGACTAAAACCTTGCCGATTTCGATCGCGCTGTCAACGAGCGTCTTCTTGTTCTTGAGCAGACCGGAGATCAAGCTCTTAATGACCTTGACGCCGATGTCAATAAACTTCGGAAGCTCGCTCGTGATCTTGAGGAGAACCTCAGAGAGCACGTCGCCCGCAGCCGAGACAAGGCCTTCCAGGCCGTTCTCGTTGAGCGCCTCGGAGAGCTGCCCGACGAGCTCGGTTGCAAACTGGACCGTATCACGGAGCGGAGCCTGCAGGTTTTCATATACGCCGATGCCGAGCCCCTCGAGGGCCGACTTCATAATCGTAATATCGCCTTGCAGGTTATCGAGCTGTGTGTCGGCCATGTTCTGCATGGCACCCGCGCTATCGTCGATTGCCGCGGCCAGGTTATCAAACTCTTCGCCGCAGCCGGCGAGAAGAGCCTGCGCAGATTTCAAGTCGACTTTATTAAAAATCTCGTTGAGAACCTTTGTCTTCTCGCCCTCGGTCATGCCCGACAGCGCGGAGTCAAGATCGCGGAAGACCTCATTGAGCGGACGCATATTGCCGGCCGCGTCATAGACTTCCAGACCCAGGGCCGACATAGCATCCGCGGCTTTATCCGTAGGCGCGGACAAAGCGAGAATAACATTTCGTAAAGCCGTGCCGCCCTCGGCGCCCTTAATGCCTCGGTTTGCGAGGACACCGAGCGCTGCGTTCAGCTCAGTTGTGCCACCGGCCAGGCTCTTCGCCGTGCCGCCGACAGTAAGAATCGCCTCGCCGAGCTGGCCGACGCTGGTATTTGCCTTGCTGGCGGTTTTCGCCATCTTATCGCCGAACTCGGTCAGATTTGCGCTGCTTGCCTCAATACCGAGCGCGGCCATTGCGTCGGTCGCGAGGTCGGAAGCATAGGCGAGGTCAAGGCCACCTGCGGCGGCCAGGTTCAGAACCGAAGGCAGAACGTCCGCGGAGGTCGCAGCGTCGTAGCCGGCCAGAGCCAGATAGTTTAGAGCGTCAGCGGCCTCGGACGCGCTGAACGCGGTCGTTGCACCTGCGTCTTTTGCGGCCTGGGACAATAGCTCAAACTCTTCCGAGCCATTGCGAATGTCCTCGACCGTGAGGCCCATTGTTGCCGCAACCTGCGACATACTGGATTCAAAACCAGAGCCGACCTTCACGGCGGCGGTGGCTACGCCGGCAACGGCGGTCGTAACAGCCGCAACCGCAGTCGTAACACCCTTTAGGGCGGTAGAGGCAATACTGCCAAGACCAGAGAGAGCGCTTTTGAATTTACTGGAATCGCCCTCAATGTCGATAATGACGGAGCCGTCATTTGCCATGTTTCCACCACCTTTTCAGTGGCGTCATCGGCAACTAAGGCAACTACTTGACGCGAATCTCGAATAATTTCTTACAATTTCGGCCCTTGCAGCGAACAAAAACGCCTGCGCACTTCGCGTCGGGCGCGAGGTACACAGGCATTTCATATCCACAAAAAGGGCACTTGAGCTTTACGCGCTCAGGCTTTTCCTTTTCCATAAACCTCCTTGAAACGATCGGCAACATATCTCTTGATCGCGGCGTCGCGCTCGCTGAGAGTCAACTTGTGATCGACTGCACCGCGCTCGGGAATTGCGTACTTTGCGCGCCGAGTCTCAAACTGCTTTTTCTGCTTGGCACTCATGCCTTCCGTGCTGCCGGTCCGGTAATAAACGCGCTGCTTGAAGGGGGTATCGTCAGGAAGCCCGAGCATCAGCTCGCGGAAGGCCCACCAGTGAAGGTCCTCCTGCAAGAGGTCGATGCCGTAGGCCTCGCGGAATGAGGTATAGAGCGCATCGGCGTCGATCTCGAAATCGTAGCTCCTGCGAGAGGGCTTGAGGTTTTGCTTGTCGGTTTCCTCCTTCTCGTGAGGCTTGCCGAGACAATAAAACCAGAGAGCTTGTTTGACCGCCTCGTCATACGGTTGCGGCCAGTTATCACCGAAGAACGTTGTCAAGACGTTCTCCGGTGTAAGCTGGTCGTCAAGAGCCAAAAGCTCAAACCGCATTCCGACGCGGAAGCTTGTATTGATGGGAACCTCACGACCGCCGACTTTTACCGCATACGGCAGCGGGGTCGTTAGGAGATTCATGCTCCGTGTCTCTTATGCTTTGCGCGACGCTGCGCGCGATTGACCGGCGTGATCGGGGGCTTGGACGCATAGGACGCAGCCACGCCGCGCATTGCGGTGTTGATCTCGTCGGTGATATACTTGAACACGTCGCAGGCGTCCCAGAAGGTATAGCCTTCCTTCATGCCGAGAATCTGGTCGGACATGCCCTCGCCGAGAATCTCGTCGATCGCGTCCATCACAGAATCGCAAAGGTCGTCGAGCGTATGCTCCTTATTGTCGGAGTCCTTCGCGGCCTGAGACACGCGAAGCAGCTCCTTCGCGGCGTCCTGCACCTTCTTCTGAACCTCGTCGGTCAGAGGCACGGCGCACTTGATCTGATCGCAGAAGTTGAGCTCGACCTGGCGAGCGGAAAACTGAAACATTGCCATTTGTCAAATCCTCCTTCTTAAATTACGTCGCGGAGTAGGTGTACTCAGCGGGCGCGGCGTTGGCTTTCTTGACGTCAATGTCGATGCTCGCGCTCTCGCCGGCGGAACCGCTGCCGTCAGAGTTAACGATGATGGACGCCTCGCCGGTTTCGCCCTTGCCGTTCAGCAAGCAGAAATAGACGTACTTGCGAATGACCGCAGAGCCAGTGCCGTACATGACGGCATGGGAGAGGGCAAAGTCCTGGAAGTCATCGCCGATATAGCGATCGCCGGAGACCTTAAAGGCTCTCTGGTTGCCGGTCTTCATGGTGGACTGACCGGCGCGGATATAGGTCTTGTCCTGCGTGATCGGGTTGAGGTTGGCGTCAAGGCCGGTCACGCCAAGCTGCGCGACCGCGTAGTCCTTAACCGTAGCGGAGCCGTCCGCGGAGCAATCGATTGCGAGGACAAAATCGTCGTTGGTGACGAAGCCCTCAAAAGTCGAACTCGGCGTATGGGTCGCCATCAGCTCGGAAAGTTTCATACGGTGCGATCTCCTTTCTGGAAATAAGTTAGTTTGAGTTGAAGCTGATACCGCGCCGTGCCGTGCTCGTCGACAACGAACGGGTACGCGGTGGAGCTGATCTCGATTGACCGGACCGTTCGGCCCGTGCCAATATTAGGGAATTGCCGGAGCTTGCTCTTGCGCTCAAGCCAAGCGGCGAGGCCCTCATAGAAGGCCTGGTTATCTACGTTCTGCGTGATATTATCGCTGTAAAACTCTCGGCTTGATACGCAAAAGAGGAACTGCCGAATAGAGCTGCCGTCGAGGTAGCGTTTGACGATCTCAGTGGTCGGCACGGTATCGACCGAGTAGCTCTTCGCCTCCTCGGGCAAAAAATCCACGCTGAGCCGACCGTCAGCCAGTCCCTCATAGGTTTTCAGCCAGGCGCGAACGCCATCAATGATCGTCATTTTGCTCTACCTCCTATATAAGCGGCGAAGTCTCTCTTAAGATCGCCCCCACGGTCTGCAAGCATACGCTTATCCCATTCTTTACCTCGCATCGGCGCGCCGTGGTAGTTGAGCGCTCGGCCTGAATAGCTCTTTGGCGCTCGACCTACCATAGCGAGGCCGACATAAACATAATGGGCGTACGGCCCTGGATAGGTGACTTTGCTGCCGTCAGGGGCGATCTGCTTTTGATTCTTCAAATGCGCTCCTGCGCCCGCACTCATAGGAACGTACGGGTCGCAGTATTTCGCGACCGAAGTCGCGAGATATTTTCGCGCCTTGTTATCACTGCCGAGACCGTGCTTGGCAAGAATCTTACTCGGCGTGATGTTGACGCTTTTGATCTTGATTCCGAAACTCATACGCCGCTCACCGCCACATGCGGAAGAGTCCCGCGCCGGTCGTCGGCGACCGCGGTGATCTGGAAATAAGTCGAGCCTTTGAGGTCTGCCGGCTTGAGTACCCCTGAAATTTCCCCCTTGACCAGGTAGTCAAGTTTTTCAGGCAAGCAAGACGGAAGAACAGCCTCCGGGATTCGGACCTTATAAACGTTAACCGCTTTCGCGCCGTCAGCCGTGACCGCCGTTTCTGTCTTCGCATACCAACTAACGCCCTGAATGGGGTAGCAGACATACGAGTCAGAAGCAGCGGTCTTGACGTGGTGAACGAGCGTCACGAGCTCGGTACAGGCGAGGAAGTCTTTCATCGGCGGCCCCTCCCGCGGAACAGAAGACCCGTAGGAGCGAGGTAGAGCCGAATTGCATTGCTCAATCGGCCCTGCGCCGTTCCTGCGTTTTTCGACGCGCCCGCGCTTGAAGCGCTGCCCGTCACATAGGTTCGCGAGATGCCGTCGTTCGTCTCAGACGAAACAGGACCGCCGGACTCCTCGATATTTGCCTGGTCGGCGTACGCGCAGACAGCCGACATAACCGCTACGCGTACAGGTTCCGCCAGACGGGCCCAGCAAGCGCTGAGCCTATACTCAGTCATGGCGTCCGCAAAGAGGAACGCCTGAGACGCGAGCCGGTTGAAGGTATCTTCGTCCAGCTCGCCGCCGTAAGTGGTCTTATACCACTCGTAGCTGACAACGACCACTTACCGCACCGCCTTCCTTACTGCAACTTGGCGGTAGCGATGAACAGGCCTGCGGGGTTCGGCAGAACGGGCACAAACAGGCCAGACGCCTTAGACCAGACGGCCGTGGGGTCGGGTTCGGTCCACTGGGTCAGGGTGACGAACTGCTCGGCGCTCTTCGCGGTCCAGGGACCGAGCTGCTCCTCTTCCGGAGTCACGCCCCACAGGCCGACGCCAAAGTTCTGCAGGCCGTTGTAGGAAGCCAGGAAGGAGACCTTGCTCTTGCCCCAGAAGCGCTGGGTCGTCAGCTTGCCGTCTTTGCCCTCGACGTTGTAGCGCAGGTCGTTCGTACGAATCTCGGTAATACCGAAGAGCTCGTTGAACAGGCCGACGAGCTGCGTACGAGAGACCATAGCTCCAGCGCCGGCACCGCCATAGACGGCCTTGGAGATCCCCTCGTTGGTCAGCATCTTAGAGAGCACGGAACCGGACAGGACCATACCGGTGACGGTAAAGCCCTTGTCACGAGCGGTCTCAACGATCTCTTCGATCTGCGCGAGGACATTCTTGTCGGGCGTAGAAACGTCAATGTCGAAGCCGGTGTTACCGTTCGGCACGCCAAAGTCAACAGAGAAGTTCAGGCCGTTCTCCTTGACAGTCATCTTGCCAGTAGACAGGACTTCCATCTTAGCGGCCTCAGAACGGCAGCGCACGCCTTCGGCCAGACGAGCCCAGTCGTCGTAAACATAGGTAATCAGGGCGCTGTCATTGAACGCGCCGTTTTCAAGCGCCTGGCGCAGGGATTCGGTCTGGTTGATCTTCTCCTTGATGAAGAGCTTTTCGACCGTTACGCGCTCCAGCGCGGGGCGAGAAGCAATATGCGCCTCAGTATCAAGGCCGTGAATCAGGGCCATAGTGGGAAGCTGGGCGCCAGCGGCAAGACGCAGGTACTCGGCTTTGAAGTTCTGGGTCTTCTGGTCGGGGAAAATCGCGTCACCCAGGTAGTTCGCGCGGGGCATCAGGAAGTTCTGGCTGAAGTCAAGCTGTTCAGCCTGGGACCGCATTCTCAGAATATCGGGCATGTGTTATATCCTCCTTACTTAGATTAGGCCTCGAAGACGGGGTAGACCTTGACATCTGCACCCGCGATCGTAACCGTATCAACGGTGTCGCCGCCAGAGCTCAGCGCCCAGCCGATCTGAGCCTTGGAGCTCTTCGTCAGCGGATAGCTCTTAGAGAGCGCGACGATCTCGCCGTCAGCGTACATGGTCGCATCGACGGGAACGTCACCCGTGCCGCCGTCCTTCTCGTAGGTGACGGAATAGCCGCGGACGGTTGCGTTCGCACCGACGAAGACGATGTTCTTGAGCGCGGTCTGCGCGGCACTTGCGGCGTTCACGCGGTCGCTGATCACGCGGCCGGCAACCATGATAGAGCCGATCGCGTCGCCGTCGGTGACGTCGACGTCCTGGAACACGATGCCGGTCGCGGCGCTCGTATTCGCGGGGAACACGGTGCCGGCAAACACAGTCTTGCGATCGCCGTCAGTCTGGCCCATGCTCTGAGGAATCTGCGCGGTCTTGGTGACGAGACCGACTTCGCTATCCAGGAAATTAGGAATCGCGGTGCCGATCTCAGTTTTCAGAATAGACATGAATGGAATCCTCCTTATTTAGTGTTGGTGTTCTCTGCGGTGGTAGAAGCAGGAGCGAATCTCGCGCTTGCAGCACGCGCAGCCTGCGCGGCTCTGCTCAGGGTCGTCGGGCTACCGTTTCCGGTCGGGTTCGCGAAGCTGGGGTCAGGCTTTTCAGCGCGGAAAGAATCGGGGTCTTTCTTCCGCATATCCTCGATACGCGCCTCAAAGCCAACGAGCTTGCCGTCTTTCAGCTCGCAGCGAGTAGCCATGAAGTCCGCGCAGGCCGCAGCTTTCGCGCCCTTGGAGGTAAACTCGATCTTGCCGTCGTTGAAGGCGGTCTCGAGGGCGTCGGCATAATCGCGATCGGCGATCTGCTTTTGATACTTGGCGGTCTCGTCGTTGTACTTCGTCTGCAGGTCGGTAAGCTGCTGCTTGACCTTCTCAGCGTCTTCCGCGCCGGCTTTCAGGGTCTCGAGGTCTTTGTCGCGGTCGGAGAGCCGCTGCTGCAGAGTGGCCGTCTCGGCTTTCGCGTCTTCGGCTGCCTTCTTGTGCTTTTCAATGTCGCGACCATTGATGGCAAGCACTTTGTCGGCCTGCTCGTCTGTCAGGCCCAGAGCGGTGAGTTCGTCCTTTTTCATACTGTTTCCTTTCTTTGCGGTTAGGCTTTTTAGGTCGTTGCCGTGACCTGCCGCCCCGTCCTCATAGGCTGACGGGTAGCCGATATTGCGCGAGCTGCAGGAGTCGAACCTGCGTGACCACGGCTCGCATATAAAAGGAAGTCATACGGAGCTCCACGATCGTCCGTATGACTTCCAAATATTAGGAGCATAAACACCAGGGCCCCAGGCAGAAAACTCGATACGGGTCGCCTGGGGCTTGTTTATGAGAGTTCTATCCGATCTGCTCGCGAGAAGAGTCTCGCTTGAGACCGGTCTGCTTAATAAAATCGCGCTGTCGGGCCTGCCAGGCGCGGACTTTAGCCCGAGCCTCGTCGGTAGGTTGACCTGCGGCTTTCATCGCGACCTCTTCGCGTTTCCATCGGCGAATACCTCGCTCAATATAGCGTTGCTGCTGCAAAGCCTCGTACTCGGTCAACTGCTGGCCGTTGTAAGTGATATTCTTTGCGGAGTAGTCCTTGAGCTGAGCTTTCGAGTAGGTCCGAGGCGCGCCCTCGACATACGGGAAGAAGCTGTGATTGCAGTTCCAGCCGCAAAGGCCATCGCCCGTACCATATCCCGTAGCCTCCTCGAAGTTTTTATACTTCGGGTGAGAGCCCTTGCGGCAGTAGATTTGTCCCTGCCACTCTTGATGACTCGGGCGAGCGCCGGCGTGAGCGGTTACTTCCACAAGATCAATGTCGAGCTCGTCCATGAGCGCGAGCTGCGACTTTGCGGCGGTCTGGTTGACGCCGGTGACGACCGCGCGGCGAACGGCCGTCTCAATCGTATCTACATGGCTTGAAGGATAAGTGATTGACTGGACGCCGGTCCGTGCGAGGTCCTTGACCGCGTTCCTGACCGCGGTATTATAGTCAAACGCCCCTGACGTGACTTGCAGCCAGGCCCGATCAAGCGCGTCTTCAAATTGCTTTGCGGCCGTGTTCGCGGTTGTACGAGTCAGGTTGCGGAAGATTCCGCTTGTCTGTCGAAGACCACTTTGCAGCGCCTCGCGAACGCCGGCGACTGCGAGAGGGTCAACGTCGCCCATGCCTGCGGCAGCGTAGATTTTTGCGTCAGAGGTGAGCGCCTCGTCAACCGCCTGCGCCATGAGCTTTTTGAGCTCGGCTTGAGTCTTTCCCGTAAGAGCGGCGAGCTGTTGCTCAATTTCGGTCTCAAGCATACCCATCGCCCGAAGACGCTGGTGCTGATGCTGGACCGCGGGAATGTAGTAGTCATACTTCGCGATGCGTTCGGCCATATTCGCGAGAATGTCTTGCTCGATCTTTCCATAAAGCTCAACAAGAGCGTCCGGAGTAGCCGCCAGGTATTCAGGCGTCAGCATCAGCCGAGATTAAAGGGGTCCGCCGTAGACTCTACGGGGCACATGCTCTTTGCGACTTCTTCGGTCTCGTTGTACCATTTGACGCGGTACTCCCACTTCTGCATAAGGCCGTCACGAACGTCCTGGCGGTCGCGCTCGCGCAAGGCGTCCTTATCGGTGAGAATACTATCGTCAAAGTCGATATAGAGCGCATACTCTCCACGGGGTGCAAGGCCGTAGAGAGTGGCGTACACGTCAACGCCATAGACCGCGTTTTCGAGCGCAGCCTTGAAGCGATCTTCAAGAGCTTTGACTGTGTTGAACTTGCGAATCTTCGCGGACATGACCTCAGTCGCGGTCTTTTCCACAGTCGCGGGGTCGGAGAGATCGCCGTAAGCAAGGCCGGTATTGAACTCAATGCGGCGCAAGATCGCCTGCAAGCCCTCGTAGTAGCCTGCGTGCCGAAGTGCTGGGGAGAACTCCTTGAAGAAGTCGTCCGAGTCATACGGCATTTGAATGAAGAGCCGATCGCCGAGCAAGGGATTTGCCTTACTGCCAGGCAGCGAGCCAGAGATCGCCTCGGGGGTGCCGATGATCTTACGCTCTGCACTTTCAAACTCATAGAGGAAGCGCGCCCACTGTTCATCGGCGTCGCGAATCAGGTCCTCAGTTGCGCCGCCATAAATGGAGACACCCAAGCTGGACGCGGTATCAATGTTGTTGCTGACAGGCGGCGTGAAGTAGCCGAAAAGCGGCTTTTCTACATTCTTGATCTGAACCTCTTCGGGAATGGCGGCCCACTCGGGAACGCGGCCGAGCTCGACCTCGCTGCCGGTGATACCGTTCTCGTCAGAGGTAAAGGCCTTGTTGCGAATCGTATAGACGCCGTTGGCGAAGTCATGGTACTCGAGCTTGACGAAGTAGCTCTTATCGACCTTGACCGGCTGACTCTTGAACACGCCAGAGACGCAGTTATCCCCATCGTCAAAGCGAAGAGGGATAAAGGACGCGGCGCTCGTGCTGTCGATGAAGACGTTTCCACCCGAGACATACGGCTTGAAGGCCATACCGCCGAGGGCCATGCAAAGCTCGATACTGTTTTGCACGTTCGACTGGAAGCGCGTCAACTGCTCGTTGATAAAGTCGGCGCGAGGACCGCCGTCAGCCGTGATCGTCATTTCCGAAGAGACGACCTGCGCGAACTCCTTCGCGATCGCTCGCGGGAGACCGAGAGGCTTGACCTCGTCGTCAGCCCACTCGGGCTTATCGATGTACATGCCGTACCACCGACTAATGGCGCGAGACATTTTATCGCTGACGAGCGGGTCCGCGTCAAAGCTCTTATAAATCACGTTGGAAGGCACAAGCACATTTCTCGAAAATGCACCGAGCTTTCCCCAAAGGTTATTTAATGCCATACGCCCTCACCTCGCGTTTCATAATCGTGCGGACAAAATACCGCATTTGGTCCATGCTGTGGTCGTTCTCTTTAATCACGGCGTCGCTCGAAGCCTTCTCGTCCCACGCGTACGCGCCGAACTCAGCTTTCGTATTGACGCACGTCTTATTGAAATGAAGCAAGCCAGCTTGCAGCATTGTTCCAGTATCGCGAATACCGTCAAGCACGTCGTTCTTCGCATTCTTGACGCTGAATTTGCCGTGCCGCCTGATCGTCTCCTTGAAGGACGCAGCCGAAGGGTCAATGACGACTTGCTCGATCAAGTAGCCTTTTGCAAAGGCCTCAAGATCGGCATAATACTCTTCATCGGTCTTCTGCTTGCCCTTCTTGCGGCCGTCGTAGTAATACTCTTTCACCATGAAGGCTGAATTGCCTTTTACACGCCAAAGCCCGAAGACACACGGGTTGAGTGTGCCGTAGTCGCAGCTAATGTAATAGCGACCGCGCGAGCCGTCGTCGTCGATCATGTGCTTTTTCGCGTCAAAGAAGGGATAAACCAGGCCTTCGGCCTTCGTCCACTTTCCGAGGATATACCGCGCGTAGAAAACGCCCGTATACATGCCCTCGTAGCGCTGCTTGATCTTCTCGGAAAGGCTGAGGTTGTCAGCCATCGTGAAATGCAGGTGAAGGACGTTCCTGCGCTTGCACTCAAGCACCCATTCTTTGTAGAACCAGTGCATGGGGCCTTCGGGGTTACAGTTAAACCAGAACTTACTCCCCGCGACCGAGCATCGGGCGAGAGCCTGCTCAACGAAGGACCGCGGCATAAGCGCGACCTCGTCAAAAAGAACGCCGGCCAGAGTCATGCCCTGAACAAGCGTATAACTGGATTCATCGCGACCTCCGAAGAGGTAGTAGGTATTGCTGTGGCCGCCGACTGAGATAATCAGCTTATTCTCAGCGCGCCGCTCAGTCACCTTGAAGAGGCCCTCAAGCCAGGAGGGCAAATGCACGATCACATTACGGCGCAGCGACTCAATCGTACGGCCGCAAATGGCGAAGCTCTCATTATTGAAGGAGTACATACTCCAAAGGATAAAGCCGACCGCCATTGAGACCGTCTTGCCCGATCGGATGGAACCGTCGCAGAGAATACCGTCGTAGTCTGCAAACTCAGGTCTCTTCCACCACGTCAGCGTCAACGTCTGCCGAGGACTGAATCTCTGGTATTTCATTTAGATCGATTCCCCCCTCTGCAGCGCCGGCGATCGCCTCAAAGAGGTTATTCTTCTGCGTATCGCCCTCCGGATTCGTCCCGTCAAAGAGACCGAGATATTTGCCAAGCATCTCGAGAGCGCGAGCTTTATCAGCGAGTTTGACCTCTACGCCATACATACCCTCCTTGACAGAGGCGAGAGCTGCCAGCTTATCAGCGGCCACGTCGTCAGAATCTTTAATGAGAACGCGGCCGCCTTGAATCGTCAAAAAGTCGGTAGCCTTCGCGAAGCCGATCGAAGCGAGTTCTTTCAGGACCCGCTCTCGAGTGATCTCGAGCTTTTCAGCCGCCGATTTTTGTCTTTTTTGGATTGCAGCTTGAATTTCGGGTTTCTTCAAATTTGAAACGCCGATCGAGTAAGCCGTCTTTTTGCTATATCCTGCACGGATTGCGGCTTGCGTCGCATTCAGGTCGACAAGGTATTCATCGACAAACTTTTGCATCTTCGGAGTCATTTTGCCTGCCACGCTCACCACCTCCAAACGCAGCAAAATGAAAAGAGCGACTGTTTCCAGCCGCTCTTCTTCAGGAGGAAGGGCAATGGCCGTGCTCGCCAAAACCTTCCATACTGTTATACCAAGTTCCCGCGTGCATTAACGCGTTTTTATATGAATTAACGCGCTTTTGCTGCCTCCTGCAATGCGGATAAAGCTCTGCGGTGAAGCTCCTGGGTCCATCTGAATGTATAATTCATTCTGACGGCAATCTCCTCCCACCGTAAGTAGCTGAGATACCGAAGCTCAAGAACGGTCTTGAAGTTCAGGTCCTCAACAAGCTCCTTGATTATCTGAGAGGTCTGCCGCTCAAAGTCGGCGATCTCCATGATCTCGTTCTTGATCTCCTCTTGCAGCGTCACAATCGCAACGACGCAATTCTCAGTTTTGCTCGTAGGATAACCGCCGCCGCTCGATGCGTTCTCGGGGTTTGCGGTAATAGACTCGGCGATCTGCCGCCACTCTTCAATGCGTTCTTGTCTTGCCGCAATACGCTCCTTTGCACGATAACCGCGATTGAGTACGGCCATCGGGTCGTCAGATAACGACTGTAAGACTTCTTCTGTCATGTTACCTCCTTGATTCTGGCCTTGACCGCCTCAAGCAAGGCGTTCTGGCCTGCCTCTTTGTTTCGTAAGACAATATCGTAAATACGCTCGTCGATTGTACCTTTTGCTGCAAGCGTATGAATGAGAACGGGCTCAGTCTGCCCGCGCCGATGAAGGCGCTTATTCGCCTGCTGGAAAAACTCAAGGTTCCAAGTCGGGCTATACCAAATTGCGATATGACCGCCAAATTGTAAATTAAGGCCATGACCGGCGCTCGCGGGATTTGCGAGAAGAATCGGAATCTCTTTTGCGTTCCACCGCTTGACGACATTTTCCTCTTTCACATGAACGGCCTGAGGGTACCGCGCTTGCAACCGGTCAAGCTCATGCTTGTAGTTGTAAAACACCAAAACCGGTTGACCGTTCGCCTCTTCGATAAGCTGGTCTAAGGCCTCGAGCTTTTGGTCATGGACGATCTGCGCTTTGCCGTTTTCGTCGTAGACCGCACCACCTGCCAACTGCAAGAGCTTATTCGTCAAGATCGCGGCCGTTGCCGCGTCAACGTCTCCGTCTGCAAAAGGCAGCAGCATAGTCCGCTCGAGCTGTTGGTACATGGCTGCCGCTTTTTCTGAGAGTTTGACCTCATGGGGAATCGTAAGCCTCTCAGGAAGGCCCGTCGTTTCCATGCTGATACAGAGATCGCTCAGCTTTGTGAAGATCGCTTCGCGGGCCCCATCCTTCAAGTTCCAGTCATAGACGATTCCGTTCGGCCCACGTCTGCCAGGCATGAAGTAGGTATCGCGGTAAGCCGACAACGTTCGACCGAGTCGCGCGCCCTCGTCTAAGAGATAGACCTGAGACCAGAGATCGAGTAGGCCGTTCGGAGCTGGCGTACCCGTAAGACCGACAATTCGGTCAATATACTTTCGGACTTTCCGAAGAGCCCTAAAGCGCTGGGCCTTACTGGACTTGAAGCTCGATAGCTCGTCGATCACGACCATGTCAAAGGGCCACTTCTTTTTGTAATAGTCGACGAGCCAGACGACATTTTCACGATTGACGATATAAAAATCGGCGTCAGTACGCAGCGCGTCAATTCGCTCCTGCGCCGTGCCGATAATCAGAGAATAAGTCAAACCCTCAAGCTGGTCCCACTTCGCCAGTTCGTCAGGCCACGTCTCTCTCGCGGGAAGGAGCGGCGCGATCACAAGGACCTTGCTTGTTTCAAAATAGTCCCGTAGCAATTTCTCGCATGCCGAGAGCGTGATCGCTGTCTTGCCGAGACCCATATCGAGGAACAGACCCGCGGCCTTATGCTCAAGGACAAACTTCTCAGCAAAAGCCTGATAGGGGTAGGGCGTATATTTCATGCCTGCACCCCGATCTCAATAAGCCGCTGACGAAAGACTTCTGCGTCGTCGATCAGCCAGACGTGACATCCCAGCCCCTCCAAAATGCGAAAGACCTTCTTCTGCTGCTCGCTCCGCCCATCATTCAAGCCTGGACGCTTAAGCTCGACAAAAATGATATGGGGTCCAGGCAAAATACAGATTCGGTCAGGCACGCCCCGACGTCCGGGGCTTACCCACTTCCAAGCCACGCCCCCGAGGCCCTCGACTTGTCGGCGGATATTCCTTTCTACTGTTGATTCTTTCAAAGCTACCTCCTACAGCAGTTACAGCGAAAACAGCGCATTTTCTATATAGGGCATTGTAATTAAGGATTTATAGAGATATATGGATATATTTTCCTCTTAAATTTCTTAATTTTTTACCCTTATATAGAAAATTGTTTATTTTGCTGTAACTGCTGTTTTGCTTGCAATCACTGACTTTTTTGAACAGCAGTAATTTTTGGCAACTGCTGTATCTGCTGTAAGCTAAGGCCGCCAAACTGCTGTAACTCCGCTGTAAAATCGGGTCGTTCTGCTGTTAAATCCCGGGGTTCTGCTGTTAAAGGATTTTGGCAAAGCCCCTTTGCTTTCCATAAATCGGGCCGCAATCAATACTCGATATAGGCCGCCAGCCAGGCAGTCGCTTAAGCATGGAATTGATCTCACGAGCCTGCGCCGGCGTATAATCACGAACTGAGCCGCCGAAGAGCTCTCGCCAAATTTCCATAGCGCACACATACCTGCGAGGTACTGTCCCTTGCGGCTGTTCGTCAGAAAAGCCGTCCGCCCAAAAAGCGAGTCTTTGCTCGAGGTCTCTCGAGGCCCAGTCTTCTGGCAAGAGCGTATTGACGAATTTCTCAATGAGACTTTGCTTGCCGTTCATTTCAGTATGCTCGTCCTGAATTGCCCGCGCCTCAGCCTCAATCTTCGCGTCATTCAAATACCAGACTTCACCGGCATTATACCGAACCATGATCTCCGCCCATACATGATCGACGATCTCAGGCGTAAAGTAATCACCTGTCTCTCGGCCCTTATCCGTGACCGTAACAGGCCAAAAACGGCGGCCGCCTGTTGCGTCTCGCAGGAATTCATCATCGTTGGTCGTACCAAAGAAGGCGCATTGCCGCGGGCGCTCTTGCGTTCGACGCGCATACGCCGCGCGGTAGCTATCTGACTGTTTAGAGACAAACTGCTTGATCTGCTCAAGCTCAGCCTTTCGGGTCGCGGCCATTTCTCCCATCTCAATAAGCCAAAAGCCTTGAAGCTGCTCATAGGCCTCTTTACCTTGAACTGTATAGAAGGAATCAGAAAACCAGGACTTACCAAGCTTTGCGAGGGTCGTGGACTTGCGGCAGCCCTGAGGGCCAACCAGGACAAGAATGTGATCGTGCTTGCACCCAGGCTGCATCACGCGGGCAACCGCGCCGATCAAAGCCTTGCGGGTGACCGTTCGTGTGTACTCAGTATCTTCGGCGCCGAGGTAGTCAATGAAGATCGTGTCTGCACGGGGCGTTCCGTCCCAGGTGAGACCCTCCAAATATTCGCGGACAGGGTGCCGTGAGCATTTGAGCATTGCAAGCGCAACCGCATCGACGATCTTCGAGACATTCGCGATCGTATAACGCTTTTCGATATAATTACGAAGACCTGCGTCGTCGACATCGTTCCAAGCGTTCGAGAGTCGAGCGCTGAGCTTAATCCACGGTAAGTCGCCGCAGACGGTCATGCGTTCCTTAAAGGTGTCATAGAAGTAACGGCCCTTTAGGCGGCGATCGTTTTCCATGATGATTCTAACGTTCTCGATCGTGGCCTCGCATTTTCCTGTTTTAGTGAGAGTCAGGTCGCGAGTCCAGCTCATGTCCTCTTCGCCTTCGTCGGCAGAGGCGTCGTCCTCGTCAAACTGCGCGCTGATCTTCTGTAAACGCTTTCGCGCAAGCTCCTCGCGAACCTCGGGAATCTGCAAAGCCTCGTCAGCCATTGCGACGAACGACGGGAGACGACTGCTCGGGGTGCCAGGTGCAGCAGCGTCGTCCTGATTGCCGAATAAATGAATACGGACAAGGTCAAAAGCGTTGCATAGCTTTCCGCTTGCAGGGTCCGTGCCATGATGAGAGTACGCGAAGAGACCGTTATCGTAAAGGACCAAGCCGCCGGTCGTGGAGCCGCCCTTGAAGGTATAGCGGCCGTCGTCGCATTTCTCATAGACATCAGGCAAGAACTCCGCGATTGCGTCCTCAACAGAGTATGTACTGCAGAACGCGCCGACGACGCCGTCCTTTGCGGTAGGGTCTCCTTGCTTTTTAGCAAGCCGGTGAAGCGCCTCGGCCCGCCGTGAGGAAACCGGCCACTCCGTGGGGTCATGCCAGTCAACATAGCGCTTGAGCTGCTCATCTACGTCAAGCCAGGGGCCGTCAGAGAACTCATACCGATACTCGGCATCATAGGAGAGCGAGGGCCAGTACATAAGCCGATGCGGCTCATAGGTGGTGTCGTCGCACATGTCGATACCGATGTCCTGCGCGATCTTTCTCGCAACCGCCGCGTACTCTTCGGGTGAGACCGCGCGAGAGAGCGGCATAACCAGGCGAAGGCGCGGAGCGTCCGGCCGGTGACTATGGGTGCTATAAAGAACGGCAGCGCAGCCGAGGACCAGAACGACCGTGTCCCAGGGGTCAGCATCGGCCGGTACCTCATCAAGGTCTAAAGTCAAGAGCCGGCGTTGTGTGATCGCGTCAGCTTTACGCCGGCCGCCTTTAAGCACGCCTCCGACAAAGCCGCCGACGTCTTTGATTTCGTCGCGCTGAGCTTTCGGCAAGGCCTTATATTCTTTCGCAGACTCCTGTGTCCGTTCAGGGATTTCGAGACGGTTGACAAGCTGCGACCACATGAGATCGCGGTTTTGCCACTGAGTAGAGCGCCGAGATTGCCCGACCGCAATCGTGATAGGACCGTCGTACTGAACTGCTGTCATTCGTCAATCTCCCTTCGCACAACTCTTAAAATGCCTGCATTACGAATCATTCTGTCGCACATATTGCAGGGCTTTGCCTCAATCCATTTCTTTGTCCTGGGGTCATAGCCAACCAGATAGAGCGTAGAGCCTTGGAGCTCTTGCCTTGACGCGCTGATGATCGCATTTTGCTCGGCATGAACCGCCACGCAAGAGCCGTATTGCGAACCGTGCGCGGCGGCAGTCTCGTCAAGCGGCAGCTCGTGCGATCGGCAGTAGCAAACGCCGGTATCACAACAATTCGCCTCGCCGCGCGGAGAACCGTTATAGCCGGTCGCGATGACTTCATCGTTTTTCACGATCACCGCGCCGTAGTGTTTTCGCAAGCAGGTCGATCGCGCGGCAACGGCCGCGGCAATGTTCAAATAGTATTCATCTTTGCTGACTCGTTCCAAATGAGTCACCTCCGTTTCAGCTCCTCCTCCCAGGGCCGAAGCCCCAGGAGGAAGGGCAAGATTTTATTTGCCGGTGGAGCCGAACGCGCCGTTACCGCGAGCCTCGCCGAGATCAAGCACGAAGTCAGGAGTCACGACTGGCAGCACGACCAACTGGCCGATACGGTCGCCGCGGTAAATGTGATAAGCCTCGTGACCGCCGTTGTGAATGACCGCGTGCATTTCCCCGGTATAGCCAGGGTCGAGCGGGGGGAGCTTGCAGTCAACGCCCTTTGCGGTCTGGCTCGATCTCGGGAAGATAAACGCGCCAAAGCCGGCAGGAAGATCAAGACCAAAGCCAAGCCCAATCACCGCAGAGCAACCGACCTCAATGATACGGTCTTTAAGCGCGTACACGTCCGCGCCGACGTCGTTCGCGTGCGCGCGCTTAGGCTGCATCTCCGAAGGAACGCCGTAGTCGAGGAGCTTAACCTGCATTGCCCGCGCCTCCTTCCTCGTAAAGAAGCGGGAACTCAAGCCGCAGTAGCTCGCCGGGAGTTAAGTACGGCATGGGATTCTGGCAGCCCATTTTGCCCTCTTTGCAAGCGCCTCTCATGCAGAAGGGGCCGGTCGTTGCTCGGGAGAAAAGCAGCGGGGTCAGCTTATAAAGCTCGTCCCAAACCTTGAGCAGAACCAGGCGAGTCTCGGACGTATTGCGCCGACAAGTACGCTGGCCGATAATGTGTTTCCACTGATAAGGCGTCGCGCTGATAAGAAGGACATTGCGAAGACCCTGCGGAGCCATATAACCGGCCGCGTCATTGTCAAGGCCCTGCCTGACGGCCTCGGCGTAGTTTGCCATGTTCAGCTTGCAGGAAGTCAAATACGTCTCCTCTTCACCGCGCTCCATGACCTCATAGGGAATCGCGAAGGCAGCGTCGTCCGAGTAGTCGCTGTACTGCAGCGAGGCAGACATGAACTTGACTTCGTTCTGGTGGCGCGTGATCTGCGCCAGGAAGCGACGACTCGCGCCGACAATGACAACGTTGATCGCACCGAACTTCTGAATTGTCGGGTGCGGCAGCTTTGTCATTGTGGTCACCGTGTCCTCGGTGTAGCTCTTGTTATAGAGCGCCATGAAGTCGTCCAGGCTTTTGATTTTATGGCCACGCTGCGTAAGACGCGCAGCGCAAACCATCATCTTCTCAGCCGAAGGAATAACTTCGGGATTTAAGACTGCAACTTCGATGCTTTTCATGTCATGCGGACCTTCCTTCCTCAACGATTGCGCGCAGAATCAGCAGATAGTTGATACTGTCGGTAATCTTCTCATTCCACTGCGTGAGCGGATAGGACTGACGAGAGCCGACCATATCGGCAACGGAAACAAGGTGCTTGCTCAGCATCCCAAAAGCGGCCTGCGCGGTCGTCATGTCCTGCAAAGCCGCCGCCTTCTTGAAATGCGCCAGGCGGTCGACCTCGGTTTCGTCGGTCGCTTCTTCGGCGTATTCGGTACCCTTACCCATGAGAACGAGCTCACTGCGGGAGAGCTGGTCAGTCACGATCTTGTCAAACTGTTTCAGATTCATTGTGTACCTCCTTCGGCATAATCAGCAAAAAACTGGTGTTGATGGGAACTGCGAGCGCTTTCTCAACAGGCTGCTCCTGCTCGGCAATAAGACCGGACAGGTCAAAGCCGAGACCCGAGAGATATTCAAGACCGAGCTTTGCGTTCGCGAGGGCATTGACGTTCAGCGCAACGTTGTAGTAGGCCTTCTCAACTTCGCGCCGAATATCGGAAAAACGCTTTTTGAGGTCTCTGTCGACCTGGGCCTCACGCAACTCTGTCTCTTGCAGCTTTTCGGCCATAGGGACCCGCGCAAGAAGTACGTTGTGAATTGAGTACAGGATTGTACCCCAACTCATAGACAAGGGGCCTGCGAGCTCCTCATTCTTCTTGTGCCAGTCCATCATATAGTCATAAACTTCGGTCAGACGCGGCTCGACATATGCAACCATCTCGGCGAACTTCGTGCGCTCAAGTTTTTCTGCGAGTAACGCGGCTCGTGCGGCGTTCTCCTGCGCGTCGACTTGCTTAAGAGCCTTATTCTTTTGCCCTTCGAGCCATTTTAATAAGATTTTCTTAGTCACTGTTCTTCCTCCAAATTAGTCCTTGCGGTAATACTCGCACTCGTAGGCGTCGGCGCGAAGCGGCAGATTCGGGGCCCAGGAGATCGGCTGGCCCATGAGCGCGCCAAGCTCCTCGGCAGAGCTAACGCCGATCGGAACCTCGCAAATCACTTCGTCGTGAACATGGAAGACAATCGGGAAGCCGGCAGCCTCAAGCCTAAACATAGCCTCAGCCAGGCAGTCACGGGCGGTAGCCTGAACGATATTCTCCACGAACTTCGGCCCGTAGGACTCAATACGGCCCCAGCCGCCCGAGGACTGAATTGTCCCCTCATAGGTGATATTGTCGTCACCGTCGACGCGAGGCTTGACATAGCTGAGTTCTCGACCGTTCGGCAAGCGTAGACGCATGAGCGGTCCTTGCTTGCGAAGTCTTATGCCATGCGGCAAATCAACAGGGGCCTGCGTCGTAATACACCGACGAACGGCCGCGTCTGTGTCCCACCAGAACTTCGTAATCGACTTATTCGCCGCGCGCCAACTATTGACGATCGGCTTGAGCTCAGATTCTTCAAGGCCCATCGCTAAAGCGCCCATACTCTTCATAGCGCCAACGGAACCGCCATAGCCCAGGGCGAGCTCAGCGATTTTACCCTTTTGACGCATCGGGTCGCCCTTCTTGACGGACCCTTTCGGCAAGTGAAACATCTGCTCGGCTGAGGCCTCATAGATTTTGCCGTGCGTGTTGAAGACGTCCATGCGCCACTCTTCATCTGCGAGCCAAGCGAGCACGCGCGCCTCGATCGCAGAGAAGTCAGCCACGATGAACCTGCAGCCAGGCTTAGGGATAAAGGCCGTACGAATGAGCTGGGACAGCGTTCCTGCCGTATCATCGAAGAGCATCTCGAGAGTCTCAAGATCACCCTCACGAACCAAGTGCCGCGCGGCGTCAAGCTCGCTGTCAGGCATCTTGTTTTGCGGCAGGTTTTGCATCTGCACCAAACGCCCGGCCCAGCGTCCGGTGCGCGCGGCACCGCAAAACTGAGTCAGGCCTCGAATACGTCCGTCAGGGCAAACTGTGCGGAGCATCGCGTTGTATTTTTCAGTTGAGGTCTTCGCAAGGCCCTGACGAATGTCGAGCATTGCATGAACCGCCTCATTGTCGGTGCCGCTGCGAACGTCACCGATCATCTTTTTGTTGAGGCTCTCTACTTCAAAGCCAGAGACCTCCTCAATCCAGGACTTGAGCTGCGCAGCGCTCTTTGGATTATCAAGACCCGTCAACTCTTTTGCGGCGTCAAGCAGCCGTGCTTTTACGATCTGGTCAATCGCAACCGCATTTTCCGCAAGGACCGTATCAACGCCGACGCCGCGGTCGTTGATATGCTGGTCGATTATCCACAGGTCATGCTCGCTGGGAATCACGGGGAACTTTTGCAGGCGCTTCCTGATCGCGCGCTCCGTCACGACGTCCTGACGGTTATACTCAACGTAGAGATTCCACCGTTCGGGGTCATGGTGAGGAAGATTGCGCGTGCGCTCGCCATTGACCTTTGTGGCCTTGCAGGGAATTGAGAAGTATCGAATCAAGGCTTTGCCCGTTTTCGACTTCTGCTTGTCCTCAGGCAAGCCGATCACTTCGCCGACAGCTTCCAAGCTACCAGGCAGACCAAGCTCGCGAGCCATAACGGCGGTGCAGCTCCATTGATCTGCAGGAGTCACGCGACCCATAAACGCGCTCAGACAAGTCCGTTCAAAAGACGCATTGAATGCTGTCTTAAGGATTTCGGGGTCATACAGGGCGTCCTGGAGCTCCTGGGGTAGCTTCTGGCCTTGCGCCATGTCGATAACCTCAACAGGACCGTCGTCCCAAGCGTAGCCAAAGAGAAGAATCTCAAAATCAGGACTCGCCGCATAGGCATAGACACCGGCTTTTTGAAGAGAAACAGAGGAGTAGGTTTCAATATCGATTGCGAGAGTTTTCATGTGCTCGCTCCCTTCTTGCTATTGCGGGGGGGGGGTAAAGCCCGAGGGCGTGGGCACGCCGCGTATTTTCTGCGATCGTGCACCACTCGAGCTGGCTGGCGCGGTTATCATGCTTATTGCCGCGTTTGTGGTCCACAACGGGATAGCCATGCGGATTCGGCACAAACATTCTTGCGACGAGCAAGTGAACCTTCACATTGCAGCCGTTTAGGCTTACTCGCAGATAACCGCGCCGATCGTCAAAAGGCTTTAACACGCGCCCCGTACTCTTGCGCCGAATCTCTCCTAAGCGATTGATCTCATACTCAGGAAAGTCGGGAATCGTGTGCCAGACGATCTTCATGGGTTCAGTTCAAGAGATCGTCGTCTTCGTCCTCGAAGTCATCGTCCCAGTCGGAATCAGTCACGACGCCGCCAGACAGGGGCTCGCCATCGCTGAGCTTCATAATGCCGTTCAGGCCCGCGGAAACGCCCTTGTTGCCATTCGTGTCGTAGACATAGAAGTTGACGATCGCGCGGCCGTAGCAACCAGAATAGAGCTCACTCGCCTCGGTGATCGGGGTCTTGTCGGCGTATACGATCACGGGCTTGTTGTTGGAGCTGCAGGTCATAACGTAGTGACCCTTGCACTCGGGGCCGAACTCGCCGCCATTCGGGCGCTCGCCGTCGCCATCATGCAAAGTGGTTTTCAGGGTAGAAGGCAGCTTCTTGCCGGAGTGCTTCTGCAGGTAAGCGGTCTTTGCAGCCTCAATCGCAGCCTTGATCTTCGTGATTGTGTTCTTGTCAGTCTTCGGAATCAGCAGAGTCACGCTGTACTTCAGCTGCGCGCCTTCCTGAGCGGCGCGAGGGGTAAAGGCGTTAACGTAGGAAAAACGAACGCGACCGGTAGTGATCTGAGTAGCAGTAGCCATTGTAAAAATCTCCTTTAATTTTTAATAATGTAGACGTCAGCGTACTGAACGCCGAAATTTAATGCTTCCTGGTGGGTGTCGAAATAAATGTCGATGCGGTTTCCCTTGATGGCGCTGCCCGTATCTTCGGCAACATATGTATGCCCGTCGATCACGATCTCAGAGCCAAGAGGGATAACAGAGGAATCGACTGCAATCGTTCGGCCGGCCTCGACGACCGCGCCAGACGCGGTAACGCCATAGCCGAAGTCGCCAGGGTCTTTCCCGCAGCACTTGCGGCAAGCGCAATACGCGGTCAGACGGAACTCACCAAGCTCTTCGAGAACGGGTTCGATCTCTTCGGGCTCAGCCTCGATAACAGGCTCAGGCATGATCTCAGGTGTCACATACGACGTGGGCTCAAGCTCTAAGGCCGGCGCCGCGGTCTCTTCAATGGCTTTTGCCTTCGGCAGGAAAATCGCCATAAGAACGATCGTGCAGACGAGCGCCATAACAACGGCCCACTGAATACGAATCAAGCGCGCCTGCTGGTACAGGAGTCGCCGGCTTTTCGATTGCATCATTGTCGTTTCCTCCTCTTACTCGTCAAAGGCTTTGAGGACCTGGTCTTCAAAGCGATACGCAGGCCGCTTGTCCGATTCAGGCGCAAGCGTCGGTGCGCCCTGGGGCTTGACGATCAAATCGCCGAGAATCTCAGCGAGGGTCTTCTTGCCGAAGTCGCGCTCCATCTGCGTAAGCGTGATGAGCTTGCGGTCGTAAAGAAGAGACTCGTCATAGCCAGCGGCCTTCATAGCCGCGACAACCTTGTCTTCGTCCGCGAACTTGCGGTTGCTGCGGCCCTCGACCATTTTCCAGCCGGTTACCGTTTCGCCGGCGGTCAGCGCACCAGACACAAGCTCGCGCAGGTCCTTGAGCCAGGTTTCAATGTCCGCGGACTTGGCAAGAATCACGCCTGCCTCTTCGGGAGAGATGAGCAACGGGTCAGGGCTCTCGTCGAAGAGCTTGAGGTTCTCTTCGGCGCGAGCGCGACACTGATTCTTTGCGCGGCAGAAACGGCAGGCTTCTTCGCTTGGCGCGAAGTCGCCTTCGCCCTTGTCCGCGAGCTTTGCTCTCGGCTTGACATAGCTCTTGCCCCAGGAGGTAAGCTCCTTGACAGTCTTCTCGGAAGAATCCTCGATACCGGAGAGCCGCGGCTGGAAGATCGTCATGCGAACGGTCTTAATCTCATAGAGATCGCCGAACTGCTCGAGCGCGCCCAAGCCGTAGAGCTGCATCTGCGGGTTGTTCTCAGCCTCGACGCGATGGCCCTTGCCATACTTAAAGTCGATCACGTCGAGAATCGGCTCGGCGATAATCACGCAGTCACCGGTGCCAAAGCCGCCGGGCACATACTTCGAGAAGTCGAGACGAGTCTCGAGGATAATCATTGCGTCGGGACAAGTCTTCTTCGCCTCGGTGAGGCGGCCGGTCACGAACTTCGCGTAGGCGACCGCGCACTCACGCATTTCCGCATTGTAATAGCTGTTCGGCTCGAACTCGAATTTGATCTGATTTTCATAGGAGACCTCGTCAAGCTCACCAAGGAAGTAGCGCGTCGTGAGCTCTGCGAGAGCGTGCGCAACCGTTCCCTCTTCGGCGTAAGCGCTGGTCGACGCGGGGAACTTCTGCTCAAGCTGGGCGCTCGGCGTACACAGGAGCCACCGATGCGCGCCGCTGGCGGATAAAAGAGCATGTTTAGCCATTCGCAGCCACCAACTTCTCATAGAAGACGGGGTAGTCTTCTTCCTTGACAGCGGACAGGTTTGCGACGCCAAGCTCCTTGAAGATCGCCTTGAGGGCGGCCTTGTCATTCTTAGAGAGCTTGACCGCGAGGGCTCTTACGTCAGCCTTAGAGATCGTCTTCTCCTCAGTAGGCTTAGTATCAGGGGCCTCGGACGCGGACTCCGCAGGGGACTCCTGAGGTGCCTCGGCGGAGGTCTGGGCGGTAGGTGTTTCCGTGGGGGCGGGGTTATCGAAAAGAGACATCTGTGCGGTGATCTCTGTGTGTTCAGGCTTTTCAGTCAGAAGACTGGCGAGCGCCTGACTCAGAGTTTCTTTTTTCGGGTCATAGGTGACCTCAACTTTGATCGTTGCCATTTTGTCGTTCCTCCTTAGATTTGAGCCATATTTGAAAGGCTTGTTGGTTTTTAGGGTCTTGAAAAAAAGTTTTTGCATAATCGAGAATCTGTGTGCACGCCAGTTTCTCGGTCTGCTCTAAAGTTGCCTCGGCGGGCATTTGTTTCCTTTAGGAAACTTCCTCCGCAAAAAAAATCTGATTGCGTTTTTCCACGGAGAGATGCAAGCGTCCGGAGCACTTGATGATCTCGCCAACACGAAAATCAACACGGCCATTCAAGCGCTGGTAAAAGGCTTTAGGCTTGAGACCACAGATTTCTGCGAGCTCTCTGACGCTGCAGTTGTTCTCAACCATAGAGGCGCGAAGAGCATTAGCATTGAGCAT